AATCCAATCAAATGAACTCTTTGTTCCAAAAATTTCCCATGCATCAGAATTCTTAATTAATGGTGCAGTACCACTATCCACAGCATTCTTCAGTGCAGTATTTGTAGCACGAAGAACTTTAAGTGCATTACCATACTTTAAGAATGATGATGCGATAAAAAATGATTCCGCAGTAAAGGAGTCAGGCTTACCGAATAGGTTAACCAAGTCCTTTTCAGACGAAATTAAAGTTAAATCTTCAACTGGACCCCAGTTGAAATATCCAACCATACCACCAATTGATGTAGCTACGGCTGGGATGATATTCGTTAGGTCTTTTTCAACGACCTGAACGCCAGGTGAAACTTGAAATGCACACATAGATATTCCTTTTTTATGTAATTATAAGATTTTTAGCATAATACGACTTTATTTCAATAATATTATTTATAAATATATGCATTTTAGCCGACCTCTTGCCAAACCAATCCATCTGCTATAATATAATTATTATCCTCTTCACCACCAAGAAATCCAGCAGGTGGTAAATCATCTTCAATTAATTTTAGCTTTTCATTATATAACATATCCTTGAATTCTACATTTGATATTTCTGAAAATATATCAGATGCTACAAACCATGCAAATATAACTAGAGCCATAACTAAATCATCATGATTTCCAGCCGATGCCTCAAATGAAGTTCCTTTTGCTTCGAATGTACTAAGCTCTCTAATTATTTCAGCATCAAGTATTTCTAATTTGCTCTGTTCTACTATATCTTTTAAATTTGAACAGCCAATTCGTTTCACCCTTTTATTCATATTAAGACCAATTGAACCGGCCTTAATAAATGATTCTACGAACATATTCTCATATTCATACTCATAGTATATAGCATTACACACAACAACACCCTGATCATTAGATTCTATAACCAAATATGCCTCATTATATAAATTTGCGTATCGATATATGATATCAGGGAACAACAAAGGCGAAATGAGATTATCTCTATAGACTGCACATATCTTCATGACATCCCCAGTAACATCGATAATCATAAATGTAGAATAATCCTGTCCACGACCTTTGCATACATCAACTGTCATAACATATTGATGATTTTCTTCTGGCTTATAATAGATATTAACGTTATTATGAATAGAAATAGGATTCTGCGCCTGTAAAGCTAATAACTTATCGGATGATATAAGAGTAGTACCTCTAGATAAAAATGAATTTCCATATTCCTGATCGAATTGTAATTGGGACGTATTAGCAATTGTTTCTTTTTTCCATGCTTCATCACGGCCTGGTACATCCCACCAATCAACTCTAAAGGGAACATACGAATTAGTTTTTTGCACAGCACCCTGATACAATCTGTAGAATACATTACCTACACCATTCGCAGTAGATGTAATAATAACCTTCGTATTTTTACCCTTAGTAACAACCGGATATGTTGACGTATAAAACACTTCATCATTATCAACAAACGCAAATTCATCAAGGAAAAGTAAATTGATACTCATACCACGAATTGATGAAGCGGAAGTTGATCGAGCTATAATTTTTGAATTATTTGAAAAATGAATTGAACCTTTATTGAGAGCCTTACATCCGGGTTGTAAGAAGAAAGGTAAATTTTCTAGTGCCAAAGTAATGCGGCTTAACATTTCCCTTGCAGTATCGCCTTTATTAGCTAGCACTGCAACAGTTTTATCGGGATTAAATATCGCATAATGTAAAATGTAAACTACAGATGTAATTGATTTTCCTGACTGCCGACAAGCTAATACGATATTAAATCGATTATCTTCGAAGTGTTTAAACATCTTAGCTTGATATGGATATAAATTGAATTTAACAAGCCCTTCATCCAAATCAACAATCTTAATGTAATTACGTGCAAAGTACTCACACGACATTAAGCATCTCTTATATTCAATTAACTCATGGGGTGTAAATTGATGTTGTACACCGTCACGCTTAACTAAAATATTGCCAAGATAACTATCACTTCTCTGTGTCATCCTTTAGACTTTTCAATAACATTTTCTGCAGATCTGCAGTTGTCATTAACAATCCACCATTTCCGTTTGAAGCAGGCCCTTGCGAATTATCATCTGTATTAATGTTCTTTTTCTTTTGTTGAAGATCCATTAGACGATCAGTAATATCGGCAGTGTTCTTTAACATGTTAGATAATACCTCAAACGCTCGAGGATGTTCAGCATCTTCAGCTAAAGCAATTAGCGTAGCTAAAGCTGAGGTTGAATCATTTATTAGTTGCTTATATGTTTTACGGGAAAATTCATAATCATCTTCAATATCTCGTTGATCATCGGTTAAACCCAACTTATCATGTTTGACATCTTTTTGATGTTTATTTAATCCAGCATTTAGTTTTTCTAAAATATCTTCTCTTTTATCATTCATCATCATTTAAATAATCATGGTATACGAATATAGTATCATCTACATTACTAGGTGGTGCATCAATAGTCACAGTTGCGGTGCTATATCCAGATCCTCCATCTGTAACTTCTATAGAAATGACCTGCGAATCATCAAGCGTTGCAACAGCGGTTGCACCTACACCGTCACCAGTAATAGTTACATTAGGCACAGACGTATACCCTGCACCTTCTTCAGTAATATTAATAGATTCAATTACGCTGCTATTAATTACAGCACTCGCCTCAGCCTGCACAGGTATAACTGTGTGTGTAAGAGTTTTCATAGTTTCTAATGAATCTGTATCGTTAAAATTAACAATGGCTGTTTTGATTTGAGCAGTATTAGTTACTGGACCATAATAACGAGCCTTTAACTCAAATCCTAATGTATATAACACAGCTTTCCGTGAAAGGAAATCACCTTCATATTCTTCAGCTGGGCTAACACTCTGCAGGGTGATTGATACATCATCTTTCACATTGTCTAAATCGCCTAAGCTTTTAATTGTAACATTATAATCAGGCTGAAAATACGGTACGATTTGCTCTAATATCTGAAGTGCATCATCTGATTTATTTGCCAAAATGTTTAAATCAATATTTAAACGGTATGGTGCATATGTTCTAATATTAGCCCTATTAGTGCCAGCAGTATTTGTATGTGCAATTCTGTTATACTTATTCTGTTTGGTATTACTATCATATGAAAATCCTGTAATTTCAAATGATAAGCGTGGTAATTTTATAGCAATTTGATTTTCGGATATATCAGATTGTTGATCTAATCGTGCTAAAAACTTTTCCTTCGGGCCATATGCTAAAGGTACTCTAATAGTATTTAATACTTTACCATTCGTATCTTTTTTCTGTATTTCAATATCATTAAATAGTGTACCGAATACAGATATTAATTTACGAGTAGTTGCGTGATAAAAATAATCGCCTAACATTATACTTCTCCCCACGGATTATTCTCAGTGAAGTCTATAATAGTATCACCTTCTGTTTCAAATTCGGGATTTTGTGCCGCATCATCATTGACAAAACTATCATCATCAACTACTGTAATATCTAATGATGTAGCAGAATCTAAACCAACTAATGGTAATTCAGAAGATACTATAAATGATGATGCAGAATCATCTGAAGCTGTTATATTAACAACTGTGATAGTATCTGCATCTTTAGCACCCACTTCAGCTTCAACATATGTAGATGTATCGATATACTGCTGTACTCTTTCTCCTACCTCATATGTATTACCATTTGAATCTAAATCAATTGTTAATACTGTGGCATTAGCAAATTTACGTTCAATATCATCAATGTCTTCAATATCTGTATCAAATACTTGATCATTATATTCGAATAATTCAGCCTGTAGTCTATAAATTGGCAAATCTTGTAATTGATAAAACGGTCTTTGTGCTTCAACTAATTTGATTTCAAAGAATGATTTAGACATTGGAACATAAATCAAATCCCCTTCGGAAGGCTGGAATGTTTTTAAATCGCCCTTTTCATATGATCCTACACTATTTTCCCATTCTCGTTTAGCCACAATGAAGGTTGCTTGATCACGTAGTTCTAAACCAAACTTTGAAAGTAGAACACCTTCACCTTCAAACCCATCAACATTTTCAACATACATTTCGATAACATATGCATCATCAAAGCGAGCAGCATCCTCTTCATTTAGTATAGTATCACGGGAAACTATACTACGGGGTAGATAATACATGTCTATCCCATATATCTTTATAGCCTCGATTATTAAATCTTCATATAATCGTTGCTCTGGTCTGTGTCCTTCACTAAAGTATAAATTTCTTGGCATAATATTATCCAATAAAAAAATCTGCTGGTTCAGAAAATCGTTCAGTTGCTTCTTCCTTTAATCTTTCCAAATCAGTTAATGCTTCTTCATAGATAACTTGACCATTCATAGTCACACCGCCTGGAAGTTGCATACCTTCGAATTTCTTAAGATTAGTTCCCCACTGCTTCTTGAGTAATGCAGTCAAATATTCTTTTAAAAATTCATCATTATATACATCAGGATATGCATTTGGATCTAGTGTTTCATAACCATCTACAATTACATAATCACCTTCCTTTATATCTGTACCCCATTCTAAATCGATCATTACACGATTCATATGACGATTAAATCTAATTGAAGGTTTGCCAACTAACTTTTCATCGACTAAAGACAGATACTGTTGAGTCATGTCATATGTAGTCAAATCCATACAGCCAAAGGATATGATATCATTTGCAAACATTTGATATTTACTAGAAAACCATCCGCCTTCTGTTAATTGACCTCCCATTGGGAAAATACGTCTAACAAAAAGCATTGAATCAGGAACATCAATATATTTGTTATTAACGTCAGTAGCTGAAACCTGATGTTTTCTATATGTACGAATTACAGAATCAGAAGTCCAATTCTGAAAAAACTGAATTGCTTGATCTGTACGATCTTCAATTTGATCTTGATCAATATTAATTTCAAGAACGGGTGCACCTAATTCTCTTAAGCAATATTCTTGTAATTCTTGTCTAGTTGATGGAGCTGCCATATATCTATTTATATATTTATAGATTATTTATCCAGTCAAACTTTTCCCTCAAAACTTCTGATATATTGCGTCCTAATACATTATTCCAATCAGGTTTTACTGGTTTAATATCTGAGCGAATAGTATGATCACCATAGGGCCAACCTAGTTCATGCTCATGAGTATATTGCTCAATATTATTAAAATCATGAGTTGGGCCATCTATTTCGAGATACTTCCAAATATTTTGCATAGTTGAAGTAGGGTCTTGTATAAGATCTTCCATGTGTACAAAATGAACTTTATCTTTATATAATCGAACCAATTCATGAAGACGTTGTATAGCAATTCCAATTGGTGGGTGTTGAAGCCAAAACTGTACGCGACCTTCAACAGTTTGAATTGCAGCAGTATCCTGTTGATTCATTTCAAGTTGAAATTCGGGATGCTTTTGATATTTTTTTTCCATTGATGATATTACACCCCTAATATCACGAATAGGAACAATCATCTTACCATTTGGAAATAATTTAAAGAATAATCCTGCACTACCAATCCATGATCTACATTTATCGGCAATTATTGATCGATCTGTAATTTTATTATTGGCATTAATTAAGCCCGCGCGCATAAAATCATACCATAGATTCTCACCATCATTAGGATTAGTTAATGAACGAAATTCATCGGTCTTAAAATACGCCTTTGATAGGTACATGATTTCATGTAGACCGCTGGTTGCAGTTGAATGTACAAGCGGATGTTGTGCTAGCACATTCATCAATAATGTAGACCCAGACCTAGGAAGGCCTGACACAGGTATTATAGTTTTCATAAATATATTTATATTAAGAAAAATCAGTAAATCCAGATAAATCAGCCTCAGTCAATGTATATCCAGTTCCACCATTTCCAGCAGCAGTATCTGAGTCAGCAATCATTTGATTAAGATCGGATATAAAGGGAGTGACAAATGTTCCTGATCCACCACCCCCATATGTCCATACTGTAAGCAAAACAAGTTCTGGGCCATTACCTAGATCAAGAATCAAGAAGGCTGGATTGCTGGAATCATATAAAATAATATCTTCATAAAACTCTTGTCTATTTGAATCAATTGGAGCAGTGAATGCTATTCGTTTAGGATCTAAAGTTGAGATCGAATATAAATCACCAACCAAAGCTTTTTCTTCTTGATCCAACCGCAATGCAGCAGCACGACCTTTCACCAGTTCTACAATATAGTTTGAGTAATTGGATGGAAGAACTTTACACGGGGTAATGTTTGCTGGTAAATCCTGATCTAAACAATAGATAACCAAATCTGGATAGTAAGGATTATAATCTGGATGAATGATTCTAGATAGAACTGTTCTTTCATAAACAGTGTTATTTCCATCCTGTGAAACAAAATAAACCTTTGTTCCAACTCCGTAAGTATAATGTGCAGAAGCTAAAACATGCCGTGGGGTGACTAGTGTTCCAGCCTTCTTATTATTCGAATTGGAGTTGGATGGTGAAATACAGGTTAGGTCTATATCAGAACACCATACATCTGGATTACGAGTATATATATCATTCGTATGATCTTGAGATGAGTATATACTACCATTAGCGGATAGAGTCTTTCCAGCAATTCTCGAATCTATATTATCACAAGCGTCTTTTCCTAAAGAACCAGAAACAAAAGAACCAGATAGAAATTGAGTGGTTGGAGTAGATTCAGCTACATTCACTGAAGTCTTCTTACGATAACCGTCAACTTCTACAATTATGTTAGTCGTTCCATCTGATACCTTTATTACTTGCCCTTGGGAATCTACCGTAGCTATTGATTCGTCTTCACTAATAAAAGTTGGAAATGATATAAAATCGTTTGTAAGAATATTGATCTGATAATTATTATAACTAGTTGGAGATAATTGAATATATTCAAGTATATCATTTACTTGTTGAGTTGATTCACCACCAGCAGAAGCAATGACGGGAATAGGTATAGATTGAAGAGTAAAATCCTTATTTTGATTTATGAGTGACTTAAAAGACCTAAGCGTAGGTGCAGATAATGACTGACGAATACTTACCATTGAATCTGATTAAGCTCTTGAATTGAATTTGCGTTCTCAACAGCTTCTACTAGAATCTTTCTTTTAGTAAATGCTGCTACCTTTCTTGCAATACCCTCATTTAGAGCTGTCTCAAATTGTTCTCTTGTGATATCTCTAAATATACCATCAGCACACTTATAACCAATAAATGTTTGTTCGGGAGCAAGCATCTCAACAAGTGTCTTAACATCAATGATTGCCTCAATGTGTGTTCTGAATGGGATACCATCTGATGTTATCAAATCTGACATATACTCAGTGTTACAAAAATCAACAATTTGTCTTATCTTCTTAGCTTTTAATATCTCACTTTGTTCTACCCATCTTTCTTGTTGTTTTACAAATTTATTATATTGAATATATCCATTATCATTCGCATATTGAAATGGTAATTGTGTATCGTTTTTTTCTTTGATGATATCATATCTTTCACCATCTTTATAAAACCTACCTTCATTGTTTTGTGTTACTTTCATATTATAAATCCTTAATTACAGTTATTCCTGTTTTTCCTCCAATAGTCTGCCCAGCACCAGCAGACCATGTTCCATCAGATGACTGTGCATGAAGTGTTGTGATACCTGTGTTAACAAAACAATTTGTTGCAGCATCTATAATTGTTTTTGTTATATAACAATCAACTGTAGTAAGTCCAGAACAATAATAAAATGCACTGCTTCCAATACTTGTTACAGAATTTGGTATAGTTAATGATCCAGTAAATCCATAACAATTAGAAAATACATAGTTTCCAATACTTGTTACGGAATTTGGTATAGTTAATGATCCAGTAAATCCAGAACAATAAGAAAATGCATAGCTTCCAATACTTGTTACGGAATTTGGTATAGTTAATGATCCAGTAAATCCTAAACAACTGGCAAATGCACCGTCTGCAATACTTGTTACAGAATTTGGTATAGTTAATGATCCAGTAAATCCAGTACAATAAGAAAATGCATAGTTTCCAATCGTTGTTACAGAATTTGGTATAGTTAATGATCCAGTAAATCCAGTACAAGAGTTAAATGCATTGCTTCCAATACTTGTTACGGAATTTGGTATAGTTAATGATCCAGTAAATCCAGTACAACTGTAAAATGCACTGCTTCCAATACTTGTTACGGAATTTGGTATAGTTAATGATCCAGTAAATCCAGTACAACCATAAAATGCACCGTCTGAAATACTTGTTATAGAATTTGGTATAGTTAATGATCCAGTAAATCCAGAACAATAAGAAAATGCATAGTTTCCAATACTTGTTACAGAATTTGGTATAGTTAATGATCCAGTAAATCCTGAACAACTGGCAAATGCACCTTCTGCAATACTTGTTACAGAACTTCCAATTGATAAGCTAGTAAGTCCAGTACAATAATAAAATGCATAGCTTCCAATCGTTGTTACAGAATTTGGTATAGTTAATGATCCAGTAAGTCCATTACAATTGGAAAATGCATAGGTTCCAATACTTGTTACAGAATTTGGCATAGTTAAACTAGTCCACAGAGTTTCAGATCCAAATTTATTATCATCTATTTTCTGTGGAAATCCAACAGCAGGTATATTAAGCGCAGTAGCTGATTGTGTTGGTGAGGTATCTAATACTCCAACCCCACTAGAGAATGTCCAATTCCAATCATCTATAGTTAATTTTTCACCATCGTTATGTTTAGTTACAATTTGATTTCCACCAGTGGTAACACCATCACCAATAGCTAACCTTCCATCAACTTGACCTAGAACATTGTCACCTAGAACTTGACCTGTTGCATCAGCAAGTTCTATGTTGGCTACAAATACACCATCTGTTGAGGTGAGAATTAGTTCCCAATCAGTATCTGTTGCTCCGACCTTCTTATAAAATTTTGGTGGTGACTCTGTATTATATCCTTCTGTACCGATAGGTGCAGTATAGCCGGTTATTGAAGGATCGATGACGAGCAATTCTATAAAATCTTGTTTTACTAAATATAATTCATCGAAATTATCATTGACCTTATCCATTCCATCCCGCAATGAATCACCGGTACCATCATTAGGCACTGCACCAATATTTAAAGTTTGTTTTGCCATGTTTCTATTTATATATTAGGTGTTATTATAGCTATACCTTCTTGTACTCGAGTGATATCTTCTATGCCAGATTCTGCAGAGTCTTTATAAATTTCAATATCATAGACATAACGATTAATATTAAATGTATTTAATGCTAATGTTTCTGCTGAGTTTAATGAGAACGTAATTTCTCCGGTTGCAGCATCAGTAATTACACAAGTAAAATCTATAGGTGATGCATCGGTATATGATTTACCAAGTGTTCCTCTCACAGCATAAGTACTTAAATCAACAGGGTCACCATTTCGATCTACTACATTTAGTGTAGATGAAAACGTAGCACCTTGTTCAATTAGAATATTTTTATAAATTGCTTTCATTTTTAATATGCTACAGAAGTATCAACTTTATATGTCCATGCAATAGTTTTAGCTGCTTCACCTGTTAATGTTAATACCAAC